GCCAGAAGATCCTGCTCTCCCTTCAAGAAGGTGTATGCCTCGACCAACGCTCCGTATAAAAGAGCCAGTTCCGCATTCGTACCCAGCCAACTCGTCCCGTCCGAAGAGGTAGTGATAGAGGTAGGCCGGTAAAAATAATGCAGCTCCATGGTGTAGTTGGAGTCTGGCGTAGGCGCTAGGAGAAAGGACGTATCATCCCAGTCAGCATAGTATTTGGGAACCCCAGTGGTGGCCGGATTAGGGGTATAGTCCTGTAGCATGGTAACTTGTTTGTACAAAAGAAATTCGTTACTGGAGCCGTTGACTACACTGAGGGAGTTTTGTGCAAGGAAATCTGTCGGTTTAGTAAGAAACTTGTTTGAAGACGACACAGAACCCTGCACAGACTTGCGGAATACATCAAGCTGGCATTCCTTCAAGATGCGCTCTTCTGCGTTCAGAATGAAGCGCGGCAACTGGCTGGCAAAGGTCGTCTCCGTGCTTTGCACGTAGTCCTGTATTGCGGTCTTGAGGGTCGTGTAGGTGTAAGCCATGGATAACGCCTTATTACGTGATATATCCGTTGCCAAGATCCACGACAGGTAGCGCCGGCAACGTCACCGGCCCCGCCGAGGCGCCGCCGCCGCCGCCATTTAAAGAACCTGTCGCGGCCGTTCCACTTGATGCCGTGAACGTGTAGAAGTCATCCTTGGTAGCGCTGTCCGTAGGCACTGTTATCGAATAACCGCTTGCAGCCTCAAGGACAGCTTCCGTAAACCCGTCAAAAGCCTCAACGGTTCTAAATCGAACAGTGTCCCCCGTTGACCGGCCATGACCGGGCTCGTTAACCGTTATAACAGCCGAACCGCTCGAGGAGGACCTGAAAGGGTTCAAGGTCAGAAGAACAGCAACTTCAGGTTCGACCCTATCGGGACGACTGATCCGCAAGGCTTGCGGGTCCGCCTGTACCCGCCTCGTCGTTAACTGGGGCTGTTTTGACTCATACTCGTCCGGCCCCACAAGGCTGCCGTTCCATTCCTTCAACATCACCCGCAAAAGATACGCTCTACCAGAACGGTCAGAAAGGCCTAGCGCGTGTTTCGCTGAAGCGTATCGGGGCATTACCGTATACTCAGGGAAGAGTAACTGGGCACCAAGCGAAGAGCGACCCTTTCAGAATCCTCGCTTGCGGCCCTCTGAAACTCTTCGTCATAGATTTGTTTCAACAGAGTCATTCGTTGAGGGGACTTCTTTATCGACAAATAGTAAGCCAACCCAGCTGTAAGACAGGGCAGAAACCGGAACGGGATGTCCGCGGTATTAATGCCGGCATCTGCGTCTTGGATTCTCCGGACCCGGTAGTAGATGAGTTCGTCCGTAGAATTTTCCGGGGAGGGCCACAAGGTTATGGTGGGTGTGATAAGACGATCAATGTAAAACTGCGACGGACGACCCTGTGTCGTCTTGCTTGGCGTATCCAGATAATCGCCGCGTCCTATCCGGCTTATACCCAAATCCGAGCTGTCTCTTCGTATCACCGCCTCTAGAACATCAACAGCGGCTTGGGCGTCCGAGAGATCCGGATCAGCCGAAATCGTAGTGGAAACACTGGCGTCGTCGCTATCGACGCTTGTTATCGTCTCGCCCGCGGTGAAAGGCCCTGATGGGACCGTTATGGTTATTGTGGTTGACGTTGGTTTGGTAATGATCTTAGCCGTAGACCCACTGGTTGAACCCGTGATGGTTTTCCCTGCGACCAGGTTGGCTGATGCGCCTACCGTAGCCGTGATAACTCCGATGGGGTAAGTGGCGATGGAAGATGTTGAAGAATCTTGGACAAGAGACTGTGTGATCTGATCAACAGTCCACAAATTTAATCCGCGATTAGCCCACTCAGCAAAAAGAAGGTTTAATGAGCGACGAGCAGTTTTTGCATCATATCCTGTCCTGAACTCGAGGCCGCACCTCTCAAAAGCCTCTTCCGTTATCTCGGCCATATCAAGGTTGAAGTTATCTGATCCTGACGTTGCCATGATACAAGAAACCTTTCGTGTTAACTCCAAAGAGCGCTCTTTATGGCGACCCCCAAATGTCCTAGGACCATCAGCCCTACAGCCCACATGACCTTTTGAACACTGTCCAACGATTTCTGCAAGTGGGGTAGATCGTTATTTTTTATGGTGTCCAGCTTCTGGTCCAAAAGCTTCAGATCTCCGCGGAGCGCTAGGATTTCTAATTCGTTCTTACGTCCCAGATTTTCTGCCGCAGCCATCACGATTTCCTTTTGGCAGCTCGCCTGCCCTCTGACGAAGCGATTTCTACAGCCTGCTTCCGGTCTGTCACCTTCCGGCCGCTCTTGCTGCCGCTACGCAGCCGACCCTTCTTGTACTCAGACAGGACCTTGCTGACCTTACGGGTCTGCGCTCTAGAGATAGCCACAAAAAATCCTCTGTTAGTATTCCTTCAAGCAGTAGAGAACCACTGCGTAGGTGTCTCCACTGGTGTGACCCACGGTCGTGAATTTTATATCACCTGTCTTACCACTAGCGGCAGCCACATTCGGAAGACCGCTAATGTCGGAGTAGTCCAAGGTGTCTGAATAGTCCGCAGGAAGCTGTGCTGCGATGACATTAGTAGAAGCGTTCCAGAGAACCTTGACGCCCATCCCAACATTCGTGAACACAATCTTCTGAAGACGCACTCCTGTACAAGCCGTACCGTCCTGACGAGAAGAAAGAGCCGAAACGTCTACTTTGGTAACAGCAGACTCACCAGTTCCGTCGCTAGTGTTAGTGCAATAGACGACAGCCGTTCTGGGTCCGTCTATCACACTGGTAGCAGTTACAGCATCTGCCATCTAGGAACTCCTTCCAAAGAATAAGAGGGTTTCCCCCCTCACCCTACTTTATGCAATCTGCACATATTCAACGATGAACGTGAAGGAGCCGGCCGTGGTGGCATCCACCGTATTCGTGACGTTACAGTAAATGGTTCTTTCTGCTGACGTGTATTGAACAGAAGCCGGGGCGGTAGTGCCGCTTTCCGTCTGAAGAACCAGAGAAGGCAACGTGACATTACCCACTACAACCGTAGTGCCGCCATCAAGGATCTGATCGGTAACCGCTGCTACAATCTGAGCACCTGAGCTGGATGTCCCAACCTCGTAACCAATGTCGCCAGTCCCAATTACAGGGGCCGTCGCACAAAAAATCTTGATGTTGGTGATGATGGTATTAGCGGGCTGGGTAAACTCGCCAATAGCTGGGCTGTCACCAGCAGTGGTGTTCACCGTCACACCTGTGGCGTACCCAACATGCTGGATGTACTTGTTAGTGAAAATCCCTGTAGACGCAACAGAGGAGGTTTCGGTAACAACCCCGGTTGTCGCGGCAATGTTGATAACTTTAAAGCCGTTCTCAGACCGGACGGCACCGCTAAAGGTGGTGTTAGCCATCTTCTTCTCCTTACGAGAGATAGGCCCCGGAGTCTTCGTAAGCGTCTGCTGGGACAGTCGCCAGGGCTATGATTCCCAGAAAGCTGGGGGAGGGTTTCCCCTCCCCCTTTTTTACGCGCCCTTGGACCCGTATACGCAACGGGGATCCGAGTAGCCAAAGCTATAACGCTCACGGGCTTTGAACCGTACATTCCCGGTATCAAAGTCACCTTCCATCTTCGTGGACATCGCCATACGCTCAAAATGAACGAAGCCGCGGGGAGCATCGGTTCTGATAAACCAAGCATCCGTGTCCGTCAGATAGTGGTTAACGACATAACCCTGCGGGAGCATACCCATGTTCCGCGAAGCGTTGATGTCGTTGTCCGCAGTGCCCGGACGAAGAGTGGACTCGAGAAGACGATCCGCGACAAATTGAAGCGCCGGAGGGATAATCAACTTCTGGCCACGAACCGACACCTTGAGACCGCGCTCATCAACATAAGCCGCAATATCAATAAGAGCGTTTTCAAGGCTGGTTTCGTTCAGGTCAGCATCGGTGCTGGGCTCATTACGAAGCGTTCCGTTGTTCACAAGGGGATGATCCGTAGCGCAGAGCTCCTTACCATCACCACCCGTAAACGTGCTATCGAAAGCGTTGTTCAGCGTAGCCGCGCCCTTCACCTGTTTGGTGTTGGACATGCTGCGGGCCAAAGCCTTCGTATAACGCGAAGCGAGACGATCATAGAGATTATCCTCGATTGCTTCTTCCGTGATGGAGAAAGCAAGCGCGATGGTCTCATGCGTGTACCGTGCGGTATACGCTTCCTGAGCATCGTCAAAGGTGATCGCCGAACCTTCCTGCTTAACAGGCGCTGATCCGAACCCGGAGAGCATCACCTCCTCTTCAAACGCGCGCTCCGAAGATTCCTTGTCATAAATCTCCGCAGACTCGTCATCGTACCGAGCATACTCGAGACCGAAAAGGGCGTTGAGGCCCGGTTCCAGCTCTTTTGCCAGTTGGGCTCTACTGATAGCCATTTCTCAATCCTCCTATACGCCGGTGGTTGAAGGAGTGCCCGCCGCAATAGCACCGTTGTTGCTATTGAAGTGGTTATTCAACCGAACAATTGCGCCAATACCAGCCGCGCCAAAATCCGCATTTTCTGGATCCTCAACCCAACCCAAAATCCGCATTTGCAGGGCAGCCGTAGTAGCAATCGTACTGATCGCAAGGCGACCTAACGATACACCAGTGGCGGTTGTTCCTGTAATAGCGGTTGAGAAGTTAGCGTTAGCAAACACTGCGGCACGAGCCGTAGCCTTGCTAGTCCACGTAGCATCCGTTGCAATGACATACAGCTGCATCGGATCGTCGTTGATATACGCCTTGATCGGATGGTTGCTATCTGCCCCTGAACCAGGCCAGTAGTTGCTCCATGTGGGCTTCTTAGTGGTGCTCGCAACATACTCGCACCCTTGGAAAACACCCAACAAACCAACCGTACCCCCAGCTGCGGCGCCAGGGACATCAATATAGCCAGTGGACAGCGGAATCACGGGTTCGCCGTGATAGAACGCACTGGTGTTACCGTTCGCGATCTCATACAGAGAATAGTTAGAAGTAGCGGTAGAGTTAGCCCCGCCGCCCATCTTATTAAGCGGACGGAGGCCGAAGCTTCCGTTACTGTTGGCCATTTTCTATCTCCTAGTCCTCTCTTTGAGGACCTCCAAAAGTTACACGAGATTGCCGATCAGGTTTATTGATCGGCATTGCTGGATGTTGCTCACGAGCAAGGTCGTTATCAACAGCCGCCATTTGATTGTGGGTCATGTTGCGAAAGTGCGCTTCACGCTCCTCAACGATCTCAATCGGAACTCTTGCAAGCAAAAGGCCACCGACACCTATGACACCAGCGTGCTTACCATCCTCAATGGTCGGGATCTCAAAATCAGGGTATTCCTCACCACGCACCAGTTCCCAACCCTCACGGGAGCGAGCTGCTACGTTTTTACGGTCATCAAAACCCATTACTTCGGACCGGATCCATCGATGCTTGTAACCATCTGGAGCGGGTGGCGCGTCCAACATGGACGGGGGCTTCCAAGGTTCTCTGCGTGCTTGCCCTGCACGAGTTTGATTGGCTCTAGGCGTTCTCGTAGACTTTTCAGGAGATGTGTTCTCATTATCCATGGCTAGTCCCTCACATATTTGGCGTATTCTTCAAGCGGCACATTGAGTTTCTTAGCAATGGCTACCTGAGAGGGGGTTAACCGCACAGTTTTCCGTCCACTTTTGTTGCGGGATGCGGAAGATTCAGCTGACGCAACTTTCCTTCCCCCGTTTGCTTTAGCCCTAGGATCGAATTTATTAGGAAACTCGTGCCTAAGCCTATTGTCGAGTTCAGCGTAGTACTCATTTGACGATGGGTCAAACCCTTCGTCCTCAACCAAACGACGATGA